CTCCAGACAAGGATCGCCTAATGTCTCCTAATGTCTAGAAATATGTCAGTCATTTGTCATCGGATAGTGTATCCGTTGACCTAGAAAAGCTTGAGTTTACAAGGGTTTACACCAGCTCCCCTATACGCTCACCTCGGATTAGGTACCATCCTCGAGGATTTGACCCCCGGTACCTCTTTAGATCAATCGATTTCAAAAAGTGGCTAAAGGGTTGTTCTTGTTGTTGTTGTTGTTAGACCTCTCAAGTGAGACCCCAGCCCCACAAAAGTAGGGACCCAAGACTACCAAAGTGGTCCCCCTTTCCCATAAGGAACCAATCAAGATGGCATTGGAATCAGCAACCTATGTCGATGGATTGAACTCAAGTAATCCAGCGGCAACAGATGGCCTGTCGCAGGCAGACGATCACTTACGTCTACTGAAGTCCACCATTAAGAACACCTTCCCTAACCTGAGTGCAGCAGTGGATGCTACAGCTGCGGAACTAAACATCCTTGATGGTGCCACAGTCACTACAGCTGAACTCAATATCCTCGATGGCGTTACTTCTACAGCTGCGGAACTCAATATCCTGGACGGTGTCACTGCTACAGCTTCTGAGCTTAATGTTCTCGATGGTATCACTGCCTCTGTAGGTGAGCTTAATAAGCTTGATGGTTTTACAGGTTCAGCATCGTCATTGAACTACGCTGAGGAGCTTAGAGCCACTGGCGTCACTGCTACAGAATTCAATAATGCCCTAGATGGTATCACTGCGACTGCTTCAGAGCTCAATAAGTTAGACGGATGTACTGCAACCACTGCCCAGCTCAATTATCTTACGAGTGTCAGTGGAACCATATGGAACGATGGTAACGATGCCCTGAGCTATAGTAGCGGTAACTCAACCAATGGGTATGTGAAGCTCCCTAATGGTCTTTATATTCAGTGGGGTGTAGTTACTATCAACGGCGGTGGTAATCAAACAGTTACTTTTCCAACAGCATTTCCAAGCTATTGTTTTACCGTAGTTACGGCAGTGGGTAACTATTACTCTGGAACTTTTAACGGGCTTTACGGTACTAACTGGGATCGTACTAGAACTGGATTTAGTGGTTATTTTACTACTTCATTACCAACTAAAACATACATAGCCATAGGTATCTGACCATGAAGTTTGCACACATAGACAACAATGGTCAGATCCTAGGCTGGTATGACCAAGAGATACACCAAAGTATCCCAGAGCCTAATGTCCAGGTTGCCGAGGACATATGGCAACATGCGATCGACTCCAGCCACAATACGATCATCGATGGTGTCACAAGCCAGGTGGACCATAGATCCGACGACCAGAAGGCTAAAGATGCCAGGTTATTTCGTAATGAGCTCCTGGTACGTGAGGTAGACCCTATAGTCACCAATCCCCTCCGGTGGGGAGCTATGACTGCTGGTGAACAGAGGATGTGGACCGATTATCGTCAATCTCTATTAGACATCCCTCAGCAACCTGGGTTCCCTTCCAGTATATCCTGGCCATCTAAGCCCTAGGAGCATTTTACATATGCCTAACGTGCCAATCCGAGACCTCGGGGCCGTAGGCGTAATCACTGATAAAGATCCATTTACGTTACCGATCAATGCATTCACCAGAGCTAAGAACGTAAGGTTCGACCAAGGCACAGTCCGTAGGTCCCCAGGATTCCGGGATGTCGTTGACTTTGACCAATCCGGTAGTGTCCCCAGGGATGTCTACAGTACCTATAACCCTGGTGGTTTTGATCAGATCTACATGATCGATACCACATTTGATATCTATGAGTACTCCAACGGTACAACTACCCAGGTCCTGAACACGGCGCTATCTGCGTCTGATACCCCGGTGACTGGTAGTCAATTAGCGAATGTCACCTACCTGAACAGGTCAGATGTTGTCCCATACCATAGGAAACCCGCAGACAGTGCATTCACTGCGTTACCCAACTGGGACTCAGGATGGCGTACAGCGTCTCTGAGGTCCTTTGGTGACTTCCTGATTGCACTTAATTTGACTGAGAGCGGTACAGAGTACCCAACCAGGGTTCGCTTCTCAGATATAGCTCTAGCTAACAACCCGCCAAGCAGCTGGGATGCTACAGATACAACTAAGTCTGCTGGTTTTAACGACCTGGTGCAGATGACCACCCCGATCATCGATGGTGCTACTCTCGGTAACAACTTCATGATCTACTCATCTGACCAGGTGTGGTCGATGGACTTCGTAGGTGGCACCTTCATATTCAACTTCCGTAAACGCTTCGATGATGCTGGTGTCATTAGTCAGAACTGCATCGCAGAGGTTAACGGTAAGCATTATGTCTTCGATAACGACGACATCTATGTCACTGATGGTCTTTCAAAGCAGTCCATAGCTGACGGACGTGTCCGTGACTTCATCTTTGCAGGTATAGACAATAGCTCGAAAGAGAAGTGCTTCGTTCAGTATGACCCATCGAGAGACGACGTCTATTTCTGCTATAAGTCAGATGATGACATGGCGGTATTCACTGGCCAATCCGGGTGTAACCGTGCAGCCGTCTTCAATATCCCGAGTAACACCTGGTCTTTCATAGACCTTCCGAACGTGGTTGGTGGTGCGAATGCTAACGTAAGCACAAGCTCCACCTACGCTAACTCAAGTCTAACCTACGCTGCATCCGGTGGTACCTACGTATCTCAGGCAGCAGGTTATGACCGTCATACTCTTATGTTTGGTCGCTTGATGACTGATGAGGGCATCACAGATCACAAGTTATTTGTTCTCGATAGTATCGATGAGGACTCTAAAGTTACACGACCTCTGAATACTGTAGCTACTCAGCCTATTAGATTAGAGCGTGTAGGTATCGACATGGATGAGCTCCAGGTACCTATCTCAGGCTACAAGAACATCCGAAAGATGATGCCTCAGTTCTCAACAGTATCAGTAGATAAGACATTCGATGTCACAATGGGTGCCGCCGATCTACCGAATTCCACGCCGAACTATGGTGACACATACAGTTTTGATAGCGGTACCGAGCACAAGATCGATGCTCGATCATCAGGTAGATACCTGAGCTATAAAATCACCAGTTCAACTGAGAAAGACTTCGATCTCAGCGGTTTTGACTTTGACATCGTCACCACCGGGAGACGTTAGCGATGGCAGTCAACAAAGTCACAGACATCACGATCCAAGGTTACTCTCGAGGATCTGTACCTGACGTTACTGAGGCTCTTAGGATGTATGTTGCTCAGGAACTCCAGGAGCTCGAGAACACAATAAGATCTGTCATCGATGGTTCCATCCAGGTCCTGGATAACCCTCCTGACAACCCAAAGAAGGGCATGGTGAGGTACGCCGTGTCGCCTTGGGACCCACTTGGGAACGGTACTCAGGGCCTTATGGTCTACAACGGTACAGCGTGGGTCCAAGTATGAATATAAAGAAGGATACCTGACATGGTTTGGGGTGCAATTATTCCAGCTGCAATAAGTGCTGGAGCTGCATATTTAGGCGGTCAGTCTCAAAAGAAAGCCATTAAGAAGGCTAACGCTCAGAACAATCAGTATCTGAATGCGACCATGCCATATGTCAGAGAGAACCTCGATCGAGTTAGCTCAGACTACCAAGGTATGAGGGACCGTGGTCCTTACAGTGGTGAATACTTCGCTGGCCCGAACACCATGCAGCTCGATAGTAACCAGGCTCTCTATGATTATGGTGTCAGAAACCGAGGTCTGGGCCAAAGCCTTATGGATCAAACCAGAGGCTTCGTAGGTAACCAATCAGACCTGTTCAACGCATACTCAGGCATGGTCGATAGACCTGACATGATGGCCAATGCTGACCAGTTTGCACAGGACAACATGAGCCCGATCGTGAGAGCCATGATGCGTGACGACACACGTCGTCTCGAGGAGCAAACGCTCCCTGGTATTAATATGGCTGCATCCGGTTCTGGTAATGTTAACTCAAGTCGAGCTGGAGTAGCTTCAGCACTAGCAGAACGTGCCTACGGTGACCGTTTGGCGGACGTAAGTTCGAACGTCTACAACAACCTGAGAGACGCAAGTCTCCGACAAGGTAACACTGAGTTCGATCAGTCGCTACGTGCTCTTGCTGGCGCAGGTAACGCTAACAATAACCTAGGTCAAACCTTTGCACTTGGTGACACCATGTTTGGTTCTGCAGTTAACAACAGCCTGACTGCTGGTAACAACCAGAATACATGGGATCAGAACCGTTTGAACGCAGATAGAGGCCAGTACGACTATGAGACTGGCTATCTGTACAACCTAGGTAAAGACTACGGTGGCTTCTTAGCTGATGGCTCACCAGGTAGCGGTAAGTATCAAGTCAACAATGTTTCACCCATTTCTGCAGGTATTGGTGGCGCTATGACTGGAGCTGGTATTGGAGGAAAACTAGGCAGCCTTTTTGGCGGAGGTAACCTATTTGGCGGAGGAGGCGGTATGGGTAACTTTGGCGGCAACATGGGTCTATGGACTTAAAGGAACGATAGAATGAGCTTCTTTTTCAATCCTAACCAAGGTCCAGGTGTTCTGACGAATAACGTCGGGCAACCAATGCCGCAGGGCTACATGAGCCCCATCATGCAAGCGCAGTATATGCAGAATGGTGCCACAGGTAACGCTCGAGGCTCCATGAGAATGCCTCAGATGCCTAACAACCGAATAGACATGAATGAAGCTCTTATTCGTGCTGGTGGTAACATCGTTGGTGCAGCTGCGGATGGTCCTTTAGCTGCTTTTAAAGCTGGTACTGATTCATTTGGTCAGGTCATGGATTACAACCGTCAAGCTGACATAGAACGATTCAACGCTGAACAAGATTTCTTGAAGCAGCAAGCTGACAGAGAACTCCGTGATCGTATCGCTCGTATGAAAATGAAGGCCAAGAAGAAAGATGAGGCTCAACCTGATTTCTCCCAGATCAATACATTAGAAGGTCTACTGAGTGATCTTCAGTCTCGAGATGACCTGACTGGCCCTTATGCCGGGAGTGTCGGTGATTTCATAGATAGAAGTGGTTTTAGAATATTAGGTGCTAACCCATCTTTGGTAGCAAAGCGTCTTAAATTACAAGAAGTAAAGGTTGATGCTGCGTTAGCAAAGATTGCCCAAACAAAAGGCGCAATTTCAGATCGTGAGATGGCTTTATTCTTATCTCCCACACCAAAGATCACAGATGATGAGCAGGTTTGGATAGATTGGTTGAAGCCTCAACTAGAAGTCCTCAAACAACTTCGAAACAACGGCATTACCAACGAAGCTGCGGCTATGAAAGGTATCAAGCCATCTAATTACGGTGGAAGCGTTGATGACCCAGGTGAATACACCATCGAGGAAGTAACTCCTAATAAATAACTAGGATAATACATATGGCTGAGTTCCTAATTACGGCTCCAGATGGCAAAAAGTACAAAGTCACTGGAGCTACACGGGATGGAGCTCTTGCAGCCTTAAAGAGACAATTAGGAACTACAAAAGCCCCTCAACAGCAGCAGCCTAATAACAATATCTTCGATGGTATTACTGACAGTGCGATGCGTATTGGCCAGGGGATCATAGATCTTCCAAACACTGTAACCAAAGCATTCACAGGATACGAAGACCCAAGGCTTCTTGTACCTGGTGATAAAGATGGTTTCTTAGGTATCGATTGGTCAAACATTGGTGACACTAAGTTTGTCGAAAACACAAAAGAAGTCCAAAACTTAAAGAACCCATTTGGTTTTACTGGTGATGAATTCGACAACGCATCTCAGTTCATCAAAGACAAGCGTAAGGAGCTTAACTACAGCCCTACAGTATCTTGGGAGCAGGTCAAGAAAGATCGATCTATTGGTAATATTTTAGCTTTTATGGGTGAGGGAGCAGTTACCTCTTTACCTGATATGGTAGCGGCATATCTAAACGCCCCAGCGTACTTCTTGTCATACATAGCTCCGATAGCGGAGAAGAGAGCAGAGAACGACGGTCGAAAGAACCCCACACCAGAAGATCTAGCTTATGCAGCTGCAGCATCCTTAGGTATAGCAACAGCTGAACGATTTGGTGCTAAAGGTGTATTTGGTGATGTTACTGGTAATGCTGCCACCCGTACTTTGAAAGCAAGTGGAAGAGAAGGTATTACAGAGGGTCCTCAAAACCTTATTGAGTATGCGGGTGAGACCGTAGGTACTAAAAAGGGGTTTGAACCTACTGAGGCTTTAGACAAGACAGCTGCTGGTATTGTACAGGGTACAGGTGCTGGTGGTATGCTTAGAGGTGCCAGGGAAACAGCTGGCGCAACCACACGTCTTTTCAAAGACAATGGTGACTTAACCGACCCAAGTAATATGGACCCAGAGTCTGCAGCTGCTGCTGGTGACTTCGCACGTCGTCTCCGTACAATCGCAGACGCTAATGGTTATGACCTAAGAGATGTTGACTCAGGTTCCACTAAAGGTGCTCGAGAGACTGTAGACAAGGCACACATCCAGATGACTGAAGAGCTGAAGAAGCTCTTTAGAGACCTGGGTGATGCAGTAAGACCGTCTGACTTAGAGACATTCCAAGAAACCACAGACAAGATCCTGGCCCAGGCTGCATATCGAGAGGCCCGAAACAAGACAAAGTCCACCGTAGGTCAGCAAGAGATCGATGCTATGCGTCGCCTTGTTGGTAATACAGCTGAAGGTCAGCAAGCATTAAACTTAATGCTACAGCTGAACCAACTAACTGAGGTTCACAACCAAGGTTACAAAGGTGGTTTCTCCAGGTTCACTGACGTCTTCAATCCTATTGACCAGAACATTAATAGTTACGACGGTGCATCTCGTTTTGTCACCGGAACATTATCTCCATTAGCTACTTTTGCTGCAGGTGTTTCTACTGGTGGTGCATCTTTAGTACCTCAAGCAGGTGCTTATGGTGCTGGACGTGCCATAGATAAGCTCACAGGCAGGAGATCCAGGCTTGATCGTTATGTTAGACGCAACGAGAGCAGCGAAGGTTTACCTGAGCCAGATGGTCCGTCTGTAGTTGAGGAAACACGTCGTCAAAAGGCATTAGAAGAGGCAGAGAAGGAAGCAGCAAGGGTAAAAGCTGAAGAAGAGAAGAAAGCTAAAGAAGCTGCAAAACAAGCTGAGAAAGAAGCTAAAGCAGCTGAGAAGTTACAGAAAGAGATAGAGAAAGCTGAGAGAGCTGTAGCTCAAGAAGCCCAACGCCAAAAGCGCGAAGCGGAAGACCGAGCTGCAGACTTAGATTTAACAAGAGATAATGCACCTCCTACGCCAGAAAGTCCGCAGTTCACAATGCAGAACGCTACAGGGCTAAATCGTGACGGTGTAGCTAAAATCCTGCGTATTCTAAAAAGCACAAACACAAATAAGTCCATAAAAAGATCAATCACTGAGTATGAACAGAGCGTTGCAAGTGGTGGAAGGGTAAGTGGTCTAAATCGATTGATCCGTAGGGTGCGTGCGTTCCAGGAAAAGAACCCTGACTATGTACCTCAAGTTCGTCCTCCGAACTCATTAAGTACCCCACCAAACATGTCAGCCCCAGCCCAACCTGGGCAGGCTCCAAACGTAGACACGCAGACATATGGCCCACGGTACACCACAGTCGAAAACTACAACCGTGGCATACAGAACAACCTAGATGCCAATAGAGAGCTTAGTGAGGGTGTCGTTGGAGACCCGGATCTCAATCAGGCACAGAAGGGTCAACTTCTCACGTCCCTAGATGTCCTGGCGAACAACCTTGGATCAGACCCTGTTGCAACTGCAGAAGCACAGATCGCAAGACTGCAGGAGGCAGGAGTACCTCAGGACGCCATCGATGCGTACGTCAAACCGTACGTTGATCGTGTGATTGGTCAGCAGGCTCCACGTCAGAGCACAAGCAGACTTGATGAGATGGAAGCTGATAGCATTGACCAGGCCCTTGATGCCGTGAAACAGGCAAAAGAAGAGATGGAGATAGCTAGAAAAGCTAGGGATCAAGCTGCTTTAAAAATAGATGAAGATCTAGAAGCTGGTAAAATAACACAAGAAGAGGCAATGAAACTTGAGGCTGAATTACCGGAATTCAGGGTTTATCAGGATGCTAGAAAGAAGTTTAATGAACTAGATAAGGCTGCAGATAAAGCGGTAGCTGATGCAGCTACAGATAGTCTGTCGATGCCTGCACTTCAGTCATACATAAATCCACTTGAAGTTCCTGATAGTGAAATTGGTGCAACAAGCTTACGAGAAGCTCCTACCAAGGAAGAACTCGAAGCGATGCGTAATGGTACTTTCAAACCGAAGAAGAAGCGTGTCCTGATTGATGCAGCTGAATACATGCACCAGAAATGGAAAGAAGCCACAGGACGTGATGAGCCATTCGAATACACACCAGAGAACGTAGATATCATATCAACATACATGGCAACAGAAGCTGTTAATGCACTGCAGAATGATACAAACGCGATTGGTTGGTATGACCGTAAATTAAAGGCGGCAAAGAGGGTTGTCTCTATAGTTGACCCTCGCGTCACACAGTCACCAGACGCAGAAGCAGCGTTCGATTTTGCTTTATCGGTAACTTCTAATGGTCAGGCCGTTGCGGATAACTTCCAGTATGCACTTGAGGTGTTCCGTCACTTTATGGACAATGGTGTCATGCCTACGACCACCTGGAAGAAAGGTGGAGAACGTAACAACGCTATGGCCGAGGCTTTTGAATTCTTCAATACCTATCAGGCATCTGGTCAAAACACACCGATCCAGGAGTTCTTAGATCTAGATTTCACTGTCAATGAACTAAAACAATGGGCTGATAACTTTAATAGTCGAAATGGTACACAAATAAAGGTTCCTTCATCTGAAGGTGCTAATGCACAGGTTAAAGGTTCTTACATCATTGGGCCAAAGATAGGTCAGGGTTTCTATCAGAACATCCGTGGAAACTACGATCCACTAACAATGGACATATGGTGGATGAGGATGTGGAACCGTTTAGTCGGTAGGCCTTTCGTTGATGACCCTAACCTTCCTCAAGGACGTCAAAACGTCAAAGACGCAATGAAGGGCGCAGGTAAATTAGAACAACGTATGATCAATCAAACGCTCAAAGACATGGGCGTTGGTAAACGTGAGATAAACAAAGATCCAGAGCTGTTTGATCAGTTTGTCACTGAAGTAGAGAAGCGATACCAGAAGTTCTACAAAGATTACAAACAGAAGAACGGGAAGAACCACAACAAACCTGACTTCTTTAAGAAGACTGGTACACATGTGAAGAACTTAAAGCCGCAGTTACAGGCTCAACCTAAAGGTCCAAATGAACGGGCTTACATGCGTCAAGTAACTAAGGCAGCAATCGATAAATTACGCAATCTTGGTTACGATATTACGACTGCTGACTTCCAGGCTTTAATGTGGTATCCAGAGAAGCAGTTGTTTAGGAAACTAGGGGTTGCACCTGGAAGGGGTGCAGACAATGACTATTTAGACGCTGCTATAATGCTTGCGGAGAGTGAAGGAATAACGAATGACCAAATCCAAGAAGCACTCCCCGATCCAAACGGAGACGGAGAAGTCAATAATCAGTCAAATACCCCAGGAACATATGAAACAGGCGATAGAGGAGCTGATAGCACTGGGGAAATCACGCCGAGCGCAAGCATCAGGAAACCAGGACTTCTCGGAGCCCTCTCCAATGCTTTCCAGGGAGCCGATCCAAGACCCAGCACGAGGCGTACTCCTCCAGGAGATGGAGAAATACGGCAGCAATACCCAATAGTACGTGCGCCGTTCGAAGTAGGTAAGCCAGGTACAGACTTAGAGAACGGCATTAAGAACATCGAACAGCTCAACCGTTTAGCTGAAGCATATAACGTCAACCTAATAGCTTACAGATCTCAACGTAGGATGCTCAAAGAGCTTGCACCTGGTTTCAAAATGGACCCAGGTACTTCTGGTTTGTATAACCCAGGTATGAATACTGCTGGGTATCTTGTTCCAGGGGCAAAGCGTAAAGACGGTGGAGCTATTAGTGCAAATGAAAGCTTCATCACTGCAGTACATGAGCTTGCACATGCTGTTGCTGATAAACAGCCAGACGGTAGCTTGGCACCATTTAACGTCAGAATGTTCAACCGCCTCACTAATGAGGAAAGTACGATCTCACAGAATAGTTTCGATTATAATGTCGGTCTTATTCTAGGTAAGTCTTCAAAAGAAATGGATGCCATTAGAGATGAGATCATCAGGCTCCAAGATAAAGTTCAATTTACTTTTGCAGATGGCGAAACAATGCCAACCAGAGATCTGGCTGCGTTTGAGACTAGATACAAAGAACTAGCTAAAGTCCGTGACGAGAAGTTCAGACGTAAGTGGGCTCCACTTGTGAGAGACCACCGTAACTACGTCAGAAACATCAATGAGATGGCTGTAGATCCTTTGTCTTGGTATCTATTTGATCCTAAGGCATTCAAGAGAGAGGCCCCTAAGACCGCCAAGATGATGCGGGAATTCTTCAACGAAGCTGGGGCTATCAAGTTCTACAACCACCCATTAGCTATGGGCGTAGCGGTCATCCTGGCGATGCTCATGCAAGCAGACCAGGACGACGAGCAGAAGCGCATGATGCCACCAGGCGCATTGAACCAACCAATGCAAGCTGGCGCATTGTCTGCCTAAATAAACCTTCAAGGAAAGCATGATGTTAAAAACGGCATTGGACTTAGTTCCAATTCTGGAAGCTATTGATGTCGTCAAGTCATCTAAGCTTCTTACAAAGGCTCAACAGGAAACAGTGATGAGTGAGATAGCAGCTGCCATCCCAGCTCCTGTTTTCTGTAAGCAGTGTCCAGAAACACTAGAGATCATCAACAGTATTGTGAGGACAAACGATGGGCTATCCACCAAACGTGCCTCGAAGAAAGAAACCACCAAAACCAAAGCTGATGCCGGGTCGAGCCAGACCACCATCGAAGAACCCGTTAGCACTACAGCATCAGACACCGGAGGGACGAGCGAAGTTCCGGGAGATGCTCAAGAACCGAAAAAACAAGGGCGGACGACCTCGAAACGTCCCGGACGGTTACACTAAGGAGACTATCAAGCCGATAGTCGACAAGGCGAGGTCGGAAGCAAAGAAGGCGGTAAGTATCATGAAAGAAAAATACGACATCGAAGATCCAAGAGCCGAGGAAGCTCTTGAGACCGCAGTCGAGATCATGCGTACTCCGGTCCACAATCGTGATCGACTACAGGCTGCAAAGCTGATCCTGGATTTTACTAAAGTTAAACCAGTCGCGAAGTCTGAGATCACTGTCGGCAAGGCAGAAGAGTTCCTCAGCTCACTATTAGATAGTGATAACGACGACGACTAATCAGTATGGCAACTAAGGAGCAGCTTGCTGAGGTCAGGAAGCGTCTCTTTACTGACTTTAGCTTTTACGCCAAGAGTGCTCTCAAGATCCGAACCAAGACTGGTGAGATTGCACCTCTTAAACTGAAACCTGCCCAAAAGATCCTGGATGACGCTGTTTCTAAGCAATTAGAGACTGAAGGAAAGGTTCGAGTGATCATCCTCAAGGCACGTCAGCAAGGTCTATCGACCTACGTTGGCGGCTATCTGTATTTTAGTGTCTCGCAGCATAGAGCTGCAAAGGCCCTGGTGATCACCCATCACTCAGACAGTACTCGAGCGCTCTTCGATATGACAAAGCGTTATCATGAGAACTGTCCTGAGATCTTAAAGCCACACACTAAGTATTCCTCCCGCCGTGAGTTGTCTTTCGACGTACTTGATAGCTCGTATGTCGTTGCAACAGCTGGCGGTGAAGCTATTGGACGGGGTGAGACCCTGACACACGTACATGCGTCGGAACTTGCGTTCTGGTCTAAGACCACCGCAGCCGACAACTGGAACTCGCTGACCCAAGCTGTCCCAAATACTCCAGGCACTGCCATTTTTATCGAGAGTACAGCCAATGGGGTCAGCGGGATCTTTTATGATCTCTGGAAAGGAGCCGTGGAAGGAACTAACGGGTATGTCCCTGTGTTCATTCCATGGTTCGTGGACCCAGAGTATCGAGAAAAGGTCCCGGATAACTTCGAACGTACACCTGAGGAAGAGGAGATCGCTGAGAAGTACGATCTGGACGACGGTCAGCTTATGTTCCGACGTCGTAAGATTGCTCAGAACGGTATTGATCTCTTCCGCCAGGAGTATCCATCAGAACCTGAGGAAGCCTTCTTAACCACTGGTCGACCAGTGTTTAACCCAGAGCAACTCCAGGACTGTTTGTCAGACGCTCGAGATCCAAAAGAGCGTTTGGCGCTCGAAGGTGAAGAATGGCTCAACAATGTTCGAGGTGAGCTCACGATGTACCGTCGCCATGACCCTGGTGAGCAGTATGTCATTGGTGCTGACGTCGCTATGGGCGTCCGTGGTGGTGACTACAGCGTCGCCCAGGTCCTCGACAGTAAGAAACGACAGGTGGCGACCTGGAGAGGTCATGTCCACCCTGATTACTATGCAACGGTCCTGTATCACCTTGGGACCTTCTTTAACGATGCGTACATCATCGTCGAGAACAATGGTCATGGTCTTTTGACCTGCACCAGGTTGGCTAAGGATATGGCCTATCCGAACTTCTTTACTGAAGTTCAGGTCGACAAGCTGACTGATAAAGAAACCATAAAACTTGGATTTAGCACTACAGCTAAGACCAAGCCTCTGATCATCGATGAGCTTCGAGCTTCTGTCCGTGAAAGCGAGATAGAGCTCAATGACAAAGTCACAATACGAGAGATGCTTACATACGTGGTGACTGACAGTGGTTCTATGGAAGCTGAACCTGGTTGCTACGACGACTGTGTCATGTCCCTGGCTTTAGCTAACCACGTCCACGAAGGAGCTTGGGAACCAATAGAGAGTGCCGATGAATTCTACATTGAAATGGTATGACTACTATGGATAAAAAAGACTACAAAAAGGTCGATGACGAAAAACTCGTCTCGATCTTGGATGATAACATCCGTAGGTCTATTGGTTATTACGATAGTCAGATCTCCCGTGAGCGTAAGCGGGTCATCGATTACTATAACGCTACACTCCCTCGACCAGCTCATGATGGAAACTCGAAGTACGTCAGTATGGACGTATATGATGCTGTAGAGAGCATGAAGGCTGCACTTCTCGAGACATTCAGCACTGGCTACAAAACAGTTCGATTTGCACCTCAGACGGGTGAAGACACAAAACTAGCAGAAATTGCAACTTCCTACTGTGACTATGTAGCAAACCGACAGAACAACCTCTTCGAAGTCATGCAGTCGGTCATCCATGATGGCTTAGTTGCAAGAGCTGGCATCTGTAAAGTGTACTGGGATGATCGAGAGGAAAGCTACCTGGAGCCAATCCAGGATTTAACCGAGGAAGAGTTCGACCAGGTCGTCGCTCAGAGCAACATAGAGATCGAAGAAGTAGAACAGGATGCACTTGGTCTCTACTCCGGTGAGATACGTGTGTTCACTGATGCAAGTCAGGTGGTCATAGAAGCTATTCCACCAGAGCAGTTTGTCATTGAGCCCCAGGCTAGATCACTCGAGGACGTAGGTTTCCTTGGTCACCGGACCACAATGACAATCTCAGAATTACGCGAGGCAGGATACGATGAAGATCTCATCAGTAAAATCGGCGATCATGAAGATGTGGAGATGGAGACCGATCCAGAAGTGCTGGCAAGGCATGAAGAGATTGGCCAGGACCGTGGCTTCAATGCTAAGGGTTTCCAAGATCAAGTACGCAGTATCACAGTGTATGAGCTTTATATCGACATTGATCTGGAAGGCTCAGGTATTGCTCAGACGTATAAGGTCATAAAGGCTGGCAACGTAATCCTCCATAAGGAGCTCTGTCAGTACAAACCTTTCTGTGCGTTCGTACCACTACCGATACCGCACTCATTCTTTGGTTCGAACTTTGGTTCGAAGGTCGTACCTATCCAGACTGCACGAACAGTCCTGACACGTTCGATCCTCGATCACGCAATGATCACAAACAACCCACGTTACCAGGTGGTCAAAGGTGGTCTTACGAACCCAAGAGAACTGATCGACAACCGGGTCGGTGGTATAGTCAACGTATCGAGACCGGACGCCGTCACACCGATGGCTCAGGCTCCTTTGAACCCATTCATCTTCCAGACAATCCAAATGCTGGACGAGGACAAAGAAGACACGACTGGTGTCTCTCGTCTTTCTCAGGGTCTCAACAAGGATGCCATCAGTAAGCAGAACTCAGCTGCTATGGTTGAACAGCTGGCGACCATGTCCCAGCAACGCCAGAAGATCATCGCACGTAACTTTGCGAACAACTTCCTGAAACCTTTGTATCAGCTCATCTACCAGCTGGTCATAGAAAACGAGCAAGATGAAAAGATCATCGAGCTTGCAGGTGATTTCGTTGCAGTGAGCCCATCTGTCTGGGGAACCAAACGTGATGTCACAGTCGAAATGCACCTTGGATATGGTGAGCAAGAGCAAGAAGCACAGAAGTTCCTAGCCCTGCATACACTGATGTCCCAGGACCCAACCCTGTCATCCATGTACACACAAGAGAACCAGTTCGCTCTTATGTCACACGTCATGGAGCAAAACGGCATCAAGAACGTCAGAGACTATCTGACACCACCACAAGAGTTACCACCTCCACAACCTGACCCAGCTGCTGAAATGCAGATGCAGATGGCTCAGAAGCAGATCGAGCTCCAGGAGCGTCAGACGCAGATCGCGGAGATGAAAGCTCAGATGGACGCTCAGATTGCTCAGATGAAAGTTCAACTTGAGCAGATGAAGGCTCAGAACCAATTCGCACTTCAGTCAGACAACATGGACCTCAAGGAAGCACAACTTGAGCACAAACAGTTTGTCGACACTGAGGAGCTGAAGATTGCGAGAACCGCTGACGATGTCAGAGCGATCGCATCACCGAGCGGGTAACCGTAACAACCAAGGAGAGCTAGATGAGTCAAACAGAAGAAAGACTTATCGAACTGGGCGACGCCGCCGAGAACTTACTGGCGTCCGATCCCTTTAACATAATTGTGAACGGCCTGGTGGACAGTGCATTCCAGAAGTTTGCCAACAGTCCACCTGGTGACAAAGAAGGTCGTGAGCAAACGTACTGTCACTACCGAGCATTAGTCGAAGTAGTGAACTCACTAAAACAAGCAGTCTCCATCAGAGACGAGGCTCTTGTGAAACGCGACAACAGCGAAGAGGAAGCATAGGACTATGGCTAACAACGTCCAAGAAGATGCAACTCAACCAGCAGCATACCATGATGTCATGGATGCAGCAGATGCCATCCTGCAGCGTTGGACAGACGGTGAAAACCTATCTGAAGATGACGAGAAGCTAGAGGCAACTGATGACACTTCTGTCGAGGAGACAGACGAAGAGTTGTCAGAAACATTTGATGATGATGAGGACTTCGAAGAAGTAGAGGATACCGACGAGGACCCTGAAGAAGATGAGTCCGAGGACGAGGATGAACCCGAAGCAGAGGAAGAAGAGGCACAAGCGGAGCTTGAGCTTTCTGAAGACACGCTGGTGGAAATCCAAGTTGACGGCCAGACTAAACAGGCATCCATCAAGGATCTAAAGCGACTTTACGGTCAAGAAGCGTCATTAACTAGAAAGTCTCAAGAAGCTGCCGCCAAGCGTAAAGAAGCAGAAGATGCTTTGAATAAGGCGGACATCAGCTACAAGAAGCTTCTGGAACGTGCCGAAGCTCGTATGAAGCCTTATTCTGAAGTGGACATGCTCGTCGCAAGTCGAGAACTGTCTGTCGAGGATTTCGCTCAATTACGAAGAGAAGCATCAGAAGCTGAGAAAGATCTCAAGTTCCTAAAAGAGGAAGCAGACGCATTCTATAAGGACGTCCAGGTGCAACAGCAGAAAGCTGTTCAAGAGGCCGCCCAGAACTGCGTCAAGGTTCTCTCTGAGCAGATTCCTGACTGGGGTGACGAACTATATAACAACATCCGTTCGTATGCCGTCAGCCAGGGATTACCTCAGGAACAAGTCGATCAATACGTTGATCCTAATGTGATCATGATCCTCAACAAGGCCCGTCTTTACGATCAGACTAAAGCCTCGGCCCAAACTAAGAAAGCTAAGGCCAAAGTGATCAAAACTAAAGACGGAACGCGAAGAGTTCTAAAGACCAAGAAAGCACCACAATCTGATGCCGACCTGCGGGTCCACCGTCAGAGAAAGGCGCAAGAGCGTCTTCGAACGAACGCAAGCCGGACTGGCGACCTTGAGGATATAGCTGATGCCTTAATGGCTAGGTGGGAGCGTTAAATCTCTCAATCCAACTTAAAGAAGGTAACCTGAGAAATGGCTACATATACAACTTACGACCAAGTCGGAAAGAAAGAGGATGTCTCTGACATCATCTCCGACATCACCCCAACCGATACCCCATTCTTCACCATGATCCGTTCCGAGAAAGTAAACGCTCGGACATTCTCATGGCTCGAAGATAGCTTGGCAGCTGCCGCCGCCAACGCGCAAGTCGAGGGCGCGGACGCAACAATGGCAACCCTCACGGATGCCACCGAGCGTACCAACAATACACAAATCTTGCACAAAGCCTTCCAGGTATCTGCAACTGCAGACGCTATCGGTACATATGGCCGTGCCAAAGAGACCGCATACCAACTCGGTAAGGCTCTTAAAGAGATCAAACGTGACCTCGAGAATGCATATGTCGGCGTAGACAATGCTAAAGTCACAGGCTCGTCTTCAGTAGCCCGTGAGATGGACTCAGCTACACAACAGATCTCAACATCTGTTGACGCTGGTGCAAACGCTACCGACGCTCTCACAGAAGCCAAGGTTCTAGAGCTCGGTGAAGATTGCTTCAACAATGGTAGCGATCCATCGGTTCTTATGATCAAGCCAGCCGATGCTCAGATCGTGAGCGGGTTCGCTGCAGCCTCGGGCCGTAATCGTGAGATTGCCCAGGGCCGCAACCTGGTGAACGTGATTGACCTCTATGTCTCTCCTTACGGTGAGTACAAGGTTGTCTTGAACCGTCACCAGCTCACCACACACGCATTCCTCATCGATCCTGCGATGTGGCGTTCATGTGTCCTACGTCCGTTCTCTCGCACGTTGCTTGCTTCAGCAGGTGACTCCGAGAAGCACTTCGTAGTCGGTGAATATAGCTTGAAGCACATGAACTACAGTGCTGACGGCATGATCACAGGTCTCTCCTAAGACCTTTTAAAATCACCAGCCCCTAACTGGGGTTAGGTACAAGATGAGGGGTGTCCTCGTCGTCCAAAGGGTTTTCGCTCTCCTTGCCCTGGAAGACGACTTGGATGCCCCTCTTCCGTTTCAAGGGGATCTAAATGTCTAAAGACACGAAAGTACCTGGTATTAATTTATTGAACGTACACACGGAGTTTCTCCAAGAAGGTACTGACCTGGTACGCAAGCACACCCAAAACATATCCCAGGCATTCCTGGATGATCTAAAAGACAGTCGCAACGCATCGAAAGAGCATCTCGAAGGTGAATTCATGCGTGTCGCTTCGATACCTACAGCGGTAATCGAGCAATGGATGCGCGAAGGTTTCAACATCTATGAGGTAACAGGTGCTGAGATCGTAAAGCGTCTCAAAGAGCAGAACCTGGATGCATTTTTAGCCACTGACAAAAGGATCTAACTATGGCTACACCAGCTAAGGGTAAGGCCCGTGTAAAAGTCACTAAGTCTGGGCGCCGGGTTTCTTATGGTCAGGCTGGTAAAGCTAAAGACGGTGGTCCTCGTGTTCGACCTGGTACCTCTAAGGGTGACGCATACTGTGCTCGATCTGCTGCTCAGAAGCGCAAGTTTCCTAAAGCTGCAAAAGATCCAAACAGCCCTCTCAACCTCTCACGTAAACGCTGGAAATGCTCTGGCACTAAATCAAAAAGGAAATGATCGATGGACGGTTATAGCGACAAAGGCGTCTTTAAACCCTGCAAGGATTGTAAGACCCCGGTCACATGCAAACTGATGGGTGAGTGCAAGAAGGGCGCTAACAAGTGAGCTTGTATGCCAACATTCGTAAAAAAGCAGACCGTATAGAACGCGGATCTGGTGAGAAGATGCGGAAGAAGGGGGACAAGGGTGCTCCTACCGACGCTGCGTTTCGCGCTGCTGCAAAAACAGCAAAGAAGCCTCCCAAGCCGAATACAAAGCGGAAGACAAAGAAGGCCTAAGATATGAATAAAGGTGAACTCCGAACACACTTCAAGGAACTACTGAACCGCAGTGATTGCTCAGATGCGTTGGCCGACACCTTTATTGACCAGAGTATCACCAGGATCGAGCGTAACCTGCGAATACCTCCGATGGAGAAATCCTACTCTTACACGATCTCGCTCACCACAAGTGAGGTTTTTATACCGTCTGACTTCCTCGAAGCAATCAACATGTACTACGCGAACACCAGTGTGAACCGTGTGTCTATGAATAGGTTCCTCGATGTTAGCGTGGGTAACGAGACTGGTACTCCACTCTATTTCACCAGGCAGGGGACAAACTTCAAGATCTATCCATCGCCTACCTCAGGAAGCTTAGTACTTAACTACTATGCGTCATTCCCTGTGATGACATCAGATACTGATGAAAACGATCTGGCCCTCATTGCTTCAGACCTAATCACCTACGGCGCACTCTCGTTCGCTGCTGACTACTTCCTCGATGAGAGAGGTCAGCTCTTCGAAAGTCGTTTCACCCAGCTTGCTAATGAGCTCCAGGGTCAAGCCGATGATGCTGAGTCCTCAGGTACCGTTCAGGTGATCCAGGCCTCTGCACAATACCTAGATTAGAGAGGTAAAACGATGAGTTCTTCTTTCTATTCTGGTACTGGCCAGTCACCCCAGGACGTAGCAGACATCGAGAGCTTAAAGCAGGAAGCTCAAACAGCTGCCGACGAGGCTTCCGCTAGTGCAACATCTGCCGAACAGTCATCTACCAGTGCCGCCTCGAGTGCAGCATCAGCATCGTCCACTTACAATGATTTCAGAGGTATATACCTTGGGTCATTATCTAGTGACCCATCGGTGGACGCGAACGGGGACTCCGTTAATGCTGGTGACCTCTACCATAATAATACTACGGGAAATCTAAAGTACTACACTGGATCTGCATGGACAGAGGTCCAAGAGGTTGGCCCGACGGGCCCACAGGGGCCCCAAGGTGTACAGGGAAATACAGGCCCGACAGGTGCTACTGGCGCGACAGGAGCCACAGGAGCCACAGGTGCTACGGGTGCGACTGGCGATGGTTTCACTGGTGGTAGCTACAATTCATCTACTGGTATCGTCACGTTCACATCTGACGATGGACTAGGGTTCTCTACGAGTGACCTGCGTGGTGCTACAGGTGCTACTGGTGCCACAGGTACAGCTGCAACTATATCTGTAGGAACGGTTTCAACAGGCTCTGAGGGGTCCTCTGCTACTGTATCAAATAGTGGTACATCCAGTGCAGCAGTATTCGACTTCAGCATTCCTGTGGGCGCCACGGGGGCTACAGGTGCTACTGGTGCCACAGGTAGTGCTGGATCAAATGGAACCGGGTTCACTGGTGGTAGTTATAACGCTTCGACTGGTGTCGTTACTTTTACTTCGAACGACGGATTAGGTTTCTCGACAGGTGATCTTCGAGGAGCTGATGGTGTCGATGCCTCCGGTGACCTGGTGTCCACCAATAACCTTTCAGATTTAGCAAACGTAGCAACAGCTCGAACTAATCTTGATGTTGACCAAGCTGGAACAGCGGTGGCTCTCGCCATTGCGTTAGGGTGATATAGACCATGGCAAACACATTTAAACGAAAGCTATCAAGAGGTATCGGTACATCCGCCACCGCCGTTGGTTCATACACGGTAGCGTCATCAACCCAGGTAACTGTGATTGGCCTAGCAGTAGCTAACACAAGTGCGTCTCAGGTCCTGGTGGATGCAACAGTGAACGATGGAACCAACGACACCTACCTGATTAAGCAGGCTCCAGTCCCATCTGGAGGTTCCCTGGTGGTAGTCGGCGGAGACCAAAAGGTCGTTCTCGAGACCAACGATAGTATCAAAGTCACATCAGATACAGCTGGTTCTGTAGATGTCGTTATGTCTATCCTGGAGATCACCTGATGCCTTACTTAGGTAATGTTCCAGCAGAAGCATATTCTCAGGTTAGCTACCAAGATCTAACTGGAGGATCAGGCACAAGCTTTACGCTCGACTATCCAGTAGGTAGCGCAGGTGAGATCGAAGTCTTTGTCAACAACGTACGACAAGAGCCAACTGTAGCCTATACGGTCAACGGTACAGCACTGACCATGACTGGCTCAGTTGCAGCCACCGACGACTTCTATGTTGTCTTTCAGGGTAAAGCAGAGAAGTCAGGCACGATACCTGAGAAGCAAACCGACGGTACTTATGTGTTTCCCGACGATGTGACTGTAAATGGTAACATAACCGTAGATACCAACACGCTCCATGTCGATAGCGCTAACAATCGGGTTGGAATTGGTACTGCGACGCCTGCTGCTGCTAGTTTACAAATAAAAAAAGACACTGCTTCAACTACTAACGAACTATTACGATTATCTAATAGCGCAGGTAGTACGACGGATGGCGTAAAGCTGGTAATGGAAGTTGCTAATACTTCAGGCAATGGTGGCGAGATTGGTACTGTTAGGGACGGCGGATCATTTAATCCATATATGTATTTCTCAACGTCTGCGGGTGTTGGTTCTAGCCCAGTAGAACGCCTTCGTATAACAAGCGATGGCAGCGTAGGTATCGGAACAGATACACCTACAGGCAGCGGTCAAATTTTACATATAAATAGTTCGACTACTGTATCCGATTTGCATATGACTAACTCAACCAGTGGTTCAACATCTACTGATGGTTTTATTCTTAGATACAGTGGACTGAACGCGGAGTTTTTAAACAGAGAAGCTGGAAGCAATATCTTTTACACCTCTGGCGTTGAGCGTATGCGTTTGGAAGGCGACGCGCTTACTTTAACAAACACAAAAACAGGCGTTACTAGCAGTGCAATGGTCTTTTCCAATGCTCAGTCAAGTGGTGCTTACAGAATAAGGTTTGACGCTAACTCTGCTACTCGTGGTGACATTAGAGTTACTACAAGTTCAGTGGCTTACAATACTACATCAGATGCTCGTCTTAAAGAAAACGTGGTTGATCTTACTGGTGCAATAGATCGCGTTAATCAAATACCTGTCCGTCGATTTAACTTTATAGCTGACCCCGATACTACAGTCGATGGTTTTTTAGCTCACGAAGTTCAAACAGTCGTACCAGAAGCAATCACAGGCACACAGGATGAAGTCGATGAAAACGGTAATCCGGTTTATCAAGGCATAGATCAATCCAAACTCGTGCCTCTGCTCACCGCTGCACTACAAGAAGCTCTAACAGAAATAGCTGACCTTAAAACCCGAGTCGCCGCACTGGAGACCCCGTAATGCCCTACATAGGTAACTCACCAGCCAACAACGTCAGAGGTAGGTTTTACTACACAGCAACCGCAGCCCAGACTGTGTTCAGTGGGGCAGACAGCAACGGTAAGACCTTAGCGTACCAAGACGGTGGCTACGTTGACGTGTACCTTAACGGCGTACTGTTGCAGGATACCACCGACTACACTGCTACCACTAAGACCTCTGTGACACTTACCTCTGGTGCAACGGCTGGTGACTTGGTTGAGATCATCGCGTACGGTATTTTCTCAGTAGGGGATACAGTATCGGCTGCAAACGGTGGTACATTTAAGGGCAACATCAACGTAGTAGGCACAGTGACCAGCGATGGGCTAACGGTTGACGGTAATTCAAGTATCACTGGCGACTTAACCGTAGACACCGATACGCTCTACGTTGATTCCACGAACAACCGGGTTGGCATTGGGACGAGTTCGCCAACATCTAAACTTCAAATCCGCCAAGGAAACAATTCAAATACCGCTGGAATTAGGGTTGATGAAAACACTGCTGGAAATGTATATGGTGCGCTTTCCGCATCAGGAACAAATACAATATCCTTAACCGCTGGTTCAGCTTCTTCAGATAGTACCACTTTGCGGTTTTTGACGGCTTCCTCTGGGACAGAAGCGGAAGCCATGCGTATCGACAGCAGCGGTAATGTTGGCATTGGATCGGTTCCCGAGGCTTGGCACTCGGCTTTCAATGGGGTTCTGCAAGTTGGCACATACGGAGTTATGGCTGGCACAGCGGGAAGCGCACAGTTTGGTTCCAACTTTTATTATGATGGTGCTTACAAGCGTATTAACAACAATTACGCATCAAGAACATATCAAGAAAATGGCAACCATGTTTTCGAGACTGCCGCAACAGGTGCAGCGGATAGTGCAATATCCTTTAGCGAAACCATGCGAATCGACAGCAGTGGTAACTTGCTGGTGCATAAAACAAGCCCAGATCAAGCTGTTGAAGGTATGGAGTTTGCGTCTGGTAATTATCTTCTTTGTACTAAAAGTGGTGGCACGACAGCGTATTTTAATCGCACGTCTTCAGACGGCTCGATTGCCGAGTTCCGCAAAGACGGCACCACTGTAGGAAGTCTTGGAACGCAAGGTACTTATCTTCACATTGAAGGTTCAACATCCGGAGCTTATGGATTAAAGTTTGTCGGTTCTAGTTATATCCGTCCAAGTAAAAACAACGGACTAACATCAGATAATGAATTAGACTTGGGTACACCTACAGCTCGCTTCGACGACATCTATGCAACCAATGGTACAATTCAAACATCTGACCGCAACGAAAAACAACAGATTGCATCCCTTACAGACGCTGAAATAACCGCAGCAAAAGCCATTAGCAAGCTATTCAAAACGTTCAAATGGAATGACAAAGTAGCTGAAAAAGGCGATGCAGCTAGAACTCATGCTGGTGTAATTGCTCAAGACGTACAGCAAGCTATGATCGACGCTGGCTTAGATGCTGGTAATTATGCGTTCTTTATTAGCTCTACTTGGTGGGAAGCTGACGAGACATATACTGACGACGACGGTGTAGAGCAAACCAGAACCAATAGCTATGCCACTGCTGAAGAAGCTCCAGATAATGCCGTAGAACGCACTCGCTTAGGCATTAGATACCCAGAGCTACTAGCTTTTATAGGCGCTGCAACCGAACAACGATTAACTTCCATCGAAGCCAGACTTGACGCACTGGAGACCCCGTAATGGCACTCAGTACAATCCAGAACAACAGCTTTGCAGACACAGCGGTACACGGTTTTCGGAACCTTGTGATCAATGGTGCTATGCAGGTGTGGCAACGTGGGACGAGCTTTAGTGGTGGGTCTACTTACGGTTATGGCGTTGACAGATTTATGTGGGCGCAGGCTACTACTAACAGTAGAAGTACTGATGTTCCTGCAAACGAAGGTTTTACTTACTCTACTGCACAACAAGCATCCTCAGGTAATAATATTCTTCGTCACGTTATTGAGGATTCGCAAAGACTACTTGGTAATAACACATTTACATTAAGTTTCTGGGTTAAAGGGTCAACATCTGGAACAGGATACGTGGATGTCAACGACACTCAAGAACAGTCATATTCCATTACTACCTCATGGCAACGAATAACTAAGACATTCACAGCAGTTACTGGTAATGCGAACTATGGTTCGGATAATGACTACATTGATTGGAAGACAGGTGTAACTGCAACAATCTACATCACAGGCGTCCAGCTTGAAGTCGGCGACGTAGCAACCCCGTTCGAGCACCGCTCATATGGTGAAGAATATCTTGATTGCTTGCGCTACTATTGGCAAGTCACTAAATCAGTAGCTTTTGAAAACGTAGCTAATGTAGCAGCGTACAGCACAACCGCTGCATATGGCACATTGTATTATCCGATCCCTATGAGGGCTTCACCTTCTTTTGTAAAATCAACTAATAGTGATTTTGTTGCTACGGGTTATGCAGCTAATAATACATTAGATGGTTTTAGCGGTTCTGAAAGAAGCCGATACAGCGCACAAATATATGGATCAGGAACTTCTAATTTTACGCAGGGTAGTGCTTACTGGATAAGATTTAATGGTGACACACCCGCTAGTCAGTACTTTGCTTTTGATGCGGAGTTATAATTATGGACAATATGGATATTACATCGGCCCAATATGAAGTAAACTTTGACGGAAATAATTGCGCTATCAATGCTACGATAGATGGACAAGAAATATCCGTCCCACTAGACCCCGCCAACCGTCACTACGCTGAAATCATGCGCCAGGTCGAAGCTGGCGTGTTAACAATAGCTGAGGCTTAATTATGACATGGATGGAAGTATAGACTTATCGACTTTGATAACCCTTGGGGGTTGTCTAGTCAGTGTAGCAGGCGCAGCCGCAGCAGGTCGAATGCAGATCCGTGTTATCCAAGAGACACTCACTGACATCGAGGCACGAATTCGGGTCATGGATAAGATTCTCGATAAATTCGATGCCGAGCAGGCTGTTTTAAAACAACGGACAAACATTATCGCGGAACTCAATGCACCCTCACTTTTGGAGGCTAGAGCGAGAGAGACCGCCACCATGGTTTCCGATATAGCCACCCTTAAATCCGAGACCGCAAAGATGCGAGCGCTCCATAATGGTGTCCATCCGCCAGTACCAAGCGAACGCAAGGCAACCTAGCCTACCCCAGGAGAGCATCTGTCATTATCAGGAGCTCTCCCATGAACGAACTAATCCCCGACAAAGAAACCTATCAGACCAACAAGCGTCGAATGACGTGGACGGCTCTGACCATGATGATCGTCACCACTGCTGCGGTCATCTACGACCCCGCTCGTATGAACGAAGCCAGTGCCGTACTGATGATGATCTATGGATCACTGTCAGCAGTCGTCGGTGCTTACTTTGGTTTCTCAGCATCTACAGGAGCTAAGAAGTAATGATCCTGTCATCACTAATAGGTCCAATCACAGAACTAGCTGGTGGTTGGATTAAGGGAAAAGCAGAAGCCCAGGCGGCTAAAGCCAACCTAGCGCTCGTCGAAGCAGAAGCCAAAGCCACCATCATGAAGTCTGCTGCCACTAGTGAAGCCGACTGGGAACGATTGATGGCTCAAGGTTCTCAGAACTCCTGGAAAGACGAATGGCTGACCATACTATTCTCAATCCCATTGATCCTAAGCTTCTGTGGTGACTGGGGGCGCCAGGTCACTGAGCAAGGGTTCCTAGCCCTCGAGGCTATGCCTGCCTGGTACCAGTACACGCTCGGCGTAATCGTTGCCGCTAGCTTTGGTGTTCGAAGTGCAACCAGGTTCTTCGGATCTAAGAAATAACCCCCTCAACCCCAAGGAGACTATCGATGCGTCCAGTAGACGAGATCATCATCCATTGTACCGACACCCGTCCCGACTGGTGGGAAGGACTACCTGCCAAAGCAAAGACTGAGGAAGTTCGTCGGTGGCACGTCGAAGAGCGCAAATGGTCAGACATCGGTTACCACTACACGATCGATCGGGACGGTTCGATCACACCAGGTCGACCAATGGAACGCGATGGTGCTCACTGCAGAGGCCACAATAAGAACACCGTCGGTATAGCCCTGTTTGGTGGCTATGGATCATCAGAAGACGATAGTTTCCTCAAGCACTTCACACCGCAACAGATGGCATCACTCCAGGACCTGGTGAGCCAACTGAAGGAGAACTACGGAACCATCAAGAAGACTTCTGGTCATAACGATTATGACAAGAAGGCCTGCCCTGGGTTCAGGGTGTCTCGTTACTTAAAGTAAACATCAGAAAGGAAGGTGATCTTTTGTCTGTCATAGCTGGGTTTCCGTTGTCGATCCCGGAAGCGATCACCATCGGGATGCTGGCTGTAATTATCTATAAAATTAGGTCTTAACAGCCCCATTAGAAACATCGGTTCACGTCAGTGTGGATCGGTGTTTTTTGCTCTTAGAGGACTAACCGACCCCCATATACAAGAGGGTTGCATTTGTTTGTTCCTTTGATTATTTTTAGGACATGGACGACGTAAGTCCCGACGTTGGTAGAGCAGCGGACTGAAAATCCGCGTGTCGGTGGTTCGAATCCGCCCCTGGGCACCACCACTAGCGTCATCGGACAGTACGTCAGTCCCTAACTAAGGGAGACTGAACGATGACTTTAAACTTAGCAGACCTAGATCCCGAGACCGTAAAGAAGCTCGGTTTATCTAAACCAAAGCAATACACATTCCTCGTAGAGCATGAGCGTCAGTACGCAATCAAAGTACTGAATGTCATCTCAAACCTCAAACAGAATGAGCGTGATCGTGTCCTACGCCGCGCCATGAAGATGAATGAGGTCTGAGACATCATGATTAAGAATACTAAGCGCAACAAACGCATCTTGAACTGGGTCGGGGACGCCTTTGGCGCCCTCGGCATCTTCGCTTCGATGTACTTCTTAATGCTGCTGGCCCACGGGCTTGGCTACTGATTGGATCTGGGAGAACAATCATGAACTTTATAGACTTTGTTAATACTGAGGGTTGCAACATTTGGAGCGGCAAGCACCTGGCCGAGAGTACCGCTAAGATGCATCGGTTTGCTGCATTCGATGGGGTTGGTTTCAAGGACATTACTGATGTCACTGCTAGAGACATCCAGGCCTTCAGTATCCACCTCAGAGACCAAGGCCTCTCCGAAAACACAGTGAACCACTACAAGGCAGCCATCAGCGCCATCCTTAAACATGCGCTGGACCTCGAAGAAATCGACAGACTACCGAAGATTAAGTTCGCCAAGGTCCGTGCTACCCGTGTACGCTACCTGTCCGAGGATGAGCTCTCGAAGCTCGATGAATTCCTTAGAAACTACAAGGGTGGAACTTACTGGTGGATGAGGCACATGTGCACCATCGCCGTTAACACTGGCATGAGGCATGGAGAGATACTGTCGATCACTCCAGACATGGTGGAGATCCAAGGTGACATGTGCATTGTACATTTAACTAATACCAAGAACGGAGATGACCGTGACGTGGTATGTGCTGGCAGAACCTTCGAAGCCATGAAAGCACTCGACTTCGAACCAGGCATCCACTACAGCCACCGCCGCTTCTATAATGCTTGGGACGAGGCTCGTTATCGGATTGCTAAGAATGACAAGGAATTCGTCTTCCACGTCCTTCGCCACACTGCAGCGACCAAGATGGCAAACCAGCTTAAGCTACCTACCATAACTGTAGCTCAACAGCTTGGACATCGAAGTCTGCAAACGACGGCCAAGTACGTCCACCAGACACCAGAAACACGGGTGGAAATAGCTAAACTAATGGGGTCCTAGAGACCCCTTTTTCTTTCGATTTTGAGGGTAGGTACTAACCGCCCCCCTTAGAACATACGTGGGAGATACATATGGAGAAGGCACAGGACCTACAAACGACACTCGAGAATGACATGATCATGAGAGGTCATCAGAGGTACGAGAGACGACAAGAGAAACTGTCTCCAGCTCAACGCCAAGTTCCACATCAGCTCATAACTGAAGCTCTTCCAAGAGTTTCGTCCACCATCGCTAAATACCTTAAAGAAGACGAACAAAGGTTTGACTGTGGTCGAGGCCGTAAGTCTGAGTGGTACGACATGCTCATTGGTCTAGACACAGATACCTTGGCTTACATAGGTCTTAACTCTTGCTACGAGAATGTACTGAAGCATAACTCGTTGGCTGGGTGTCTTTCCATGATTGGTTCCAGGGTGGAGCTTGAGGTCTGGGCTGATGAGCTCGAGGAGTATGACACTAGTCTCTTCAAGAGACTGGTGAACCAGGTGACCAAGGATCACTCTAGTGAACGCTATAGGATGAAGGCAGCTCGTATCATTGCATCTAAAGCTGGCTTTGCGTTCTCTAAATGGGGACGTAAAGACAAGGTCAAAGCAGCCTCTCCTATACTGTCAGCTATCCTAGAGGTCTCTGATTTATTTGAGGTGGTAATCGTCGAAGAGAACCTAAAAACCCATAGGACCTTAGGTCTAACTAAAGAGGCTGAGGAACTCCTAAAGCATCGTCTTTTCGATGCGTCCTGGACCGAGCCTATGTTCGGACCTTTAGTAGTCCCACCTAAGCCATGGACTGGGTTTGAGACGGGTGTCTATCAGGACCCTACACTGTCAGCTTTAGTACCCCTGGTCCGTAAGTCCACTGCAGAGCAGAAGAAGGCTATTGAAAGAGACTTCGAGAAGCACGGTGAGCCTTTATACGTCAGAGCTCTAAATGCGCTCCAGGCTACCCCTCTACGCATCAACAAACGGGTTCTGGAGGTCTTAGACTACTGCGCTCAAGAGAAACTTAGGTTCGGTAAGTTTCCTGAGCTCGAGCCACCTGCATTTCCTAAGTTGCCAGAGGACTTCGAAGATCTACCAGAGAAGACCCAGCGTCAGCTGAAGCGGGATCAGAAGGACTGGCACATAAAGAGGCGGGAGAGCGTGGCTAACCTGGTTGTCATGAATGACGACCTTCGAACTGCTAAGAAGATGGCTGAAGTAGACCAGTTCTACATTGGTTGGTCTTATGACTTCCGTGGCCGGATGTACCCGACCTCAAGCTTCTCTTACCACCGTGATGATCACATAAAAGCTCTCTTCGAGTTTGCTAATGGTAAAGAGATTGCTGAAGAAGATCTTGGATGGTTGTCTATCCATTTAGCTAATGTCGGGGACTTCGATAAGATCTCCAAAGCAAGCCTCGAGGATCGCATCCAGTGGGTCAGTGATAACGAAGACTGGTTGCTCGAGATCTACAATAACCCTAAGGAAACTACTGATCTTTGGACTAAGGCGGACAAGCCCTTTCAGTTCTTAGCAGCGATATTCGCATACTTCGATGAGAGCAAGCAGTACCACCTGCCCATTAGCCTCGATGGTACTAACAGTGGCGTCCAGCACTATGCCATGGCTCTTAGGTCTGAGAAGGACGGGCACATGGTTAACCTCATGCCGTCTGAGGAATGCCAGGACGTCTATCAGAACGTTGCAGACCAGGTCATCAAAGACCTTACCGAAGATGGAACCGATGACGCTCAACTCTGGCTCGACTTCGGTATCACAAGGTCCACCGTGAAGCGTAACGTCATGACTTACGGGTACTCGAGCGTCGAGCGGGGGTTTGGTGACCAGATCATCGAAGACCTCATGCAACCCCTACAGAGGGACGTGAACTACGGTAAGATCTCAGAACACCCATTTGGTGACCCTAGGCAGCAAGAGCACTACTCTAGGTTCCTAGCTAAGTTTACCTACCAGGCAGTGCAGAAGGTTATATCCTCGGTGGCTCAGGGCATGGAATTCCTACAGTCTTATGCTGATGCATTAGCTAGGGAAGGTAAGTCTGTCCGGTGGAGGACACCTAGCTATTTCCCGGCTATCCAGAGGTACACCAAGCCTGACGTAAAACGGGTGAGGATCTTTCTGTATGACCGTGAGGCTAAGATGCCGAAGGAAACAAGGTTCAGTCTCCATGGAGTGGGTCAGAGGACTGACACTAGGAAATCTAGGGCTGGGATTGCACCTAACGTCGTCCATAGCTGGGACAGTGCTCACATGCAGCTATCCATCGTCCTAGGCCTCGAGAATGGCATTACAGACTTCTTCTGTATCCATGATGCCGTCGGTACCTCAGCAGCTGACACCTGGACTTTCTATCACTGTATACGTCACGCCCTGGTGAACATGTACGAGGATCACTGTGTCCTTGCAGCCTTCGAGCGTG